GAAGGTTATCATAATATAACTAATTATTTTAATATAAATATATGATAGCAAAACTATTTAAAATACACGAAATAGAACGCTTAAAAAATTCCAACAATGGAAATCCAAAATTCAAAATCAAGGGTGAATTTGTTGGCGGTGAATATGTAGATATGATAACAAAAACTGATGGACAAATAGGTTATGTTATAGAGAACTACAGGCCAATGATAAATGGGACTAAAAACACTCATTTTATTATAGAATATCACAAAACAAAGGCTAATAAATATATTTTAGATGATATTATTGAAATGGAAAATATTTAATAATAAAAATAATAATATGATATATCTTTCATTGTTGCTTGTCGTGATGATGTATATCGTGCGAATAACAAAAGAGTTGTAGTAAGCAAGGTAAACTATTTTATATACCTACCCCCCAGGTATGCTTATGGTGCTTATATTGTGAGTTTTAAGGTTAGAAAATAAAAAACGTAATAAAGATGCTGTTATAATTACAGCATTTTTTATTTTATTAGCATATTTTATATCATAAATACACTGAAATGTCAACTATTTCTTATATGTTCTACAACTAACAAGGTAGACAAACAAGGCAAATAAACATAAATAGCTAATACTAGATAAATAATAAACAAAACAAATATAGTATGATGTCGCACAATGTATATTGTACGACGTTAAACTACGTGTATCTATATACCAACATATTTATATGCAAATGTCAAGGCGGGGGGATACCAAAAATAAAAAGTACAAGAAAATGAGACTACCCATATAATTTTTCTAATTTTTTTAAAAAATAACCCTACTTCTTGACATAAATATATTTTTATGTTATAATATATCACAAAATCACTAAAATCTCATTTTTAAAACACAATACAGCACAGCGTTATATCATTTCCAAATAAATTTCTGATTTTCACTACTCTAATATTAGCCAAATCTTATCTAAAAATCACACACTTTTTCACTATTTTGACACTTTTTTAAAGTACATCATTTTTTAATCTAATACTAGATATAAAATAGACTACTTGACTTTTATTTTTTATATGATATAATATATATAGGGGTAGAAAAACACATAACGCTATTACAACATATAGCGTGAGCAACGTCGCCCAATTAGTATTTTGACTATAAATAGTGCTAATACTCCATTAATTTAATGACTAAATGAGTAATCTATTAGTTGTTTTTTTACTTATAATATCTAGTTTGCTAGATGTTATGGGCAAAAACAGAATAAGATAGGGTCTTCTAACAGGACGACCAGAAAAACTGCTGTTATATATTTGCGTATTCATAAAATTGCTGCTCTGTCCCCACCCGACAACAGCGACTACAATGAGTACACAAGTATCGAGTGGTTGAGTGGCATAAAAACTAAGATGAGAACTTATCGTGGATATAGTATCGTGTGCTACGGCGCATGAGTTTGCAGAACAACGTCAGAGTATTGTGATAAAAGTATCATTAGTGGGAGGTGCTACACTTAACTATTTATCTTATTTTCATAGTTTTTAATCTTTTACCCAAAAGATATACTTGTAGGAGAAAGGGTGAAGTGTATTAAAAACATGAACCATACAATAGAAATAATAATAAACACTTAAATGGCAGAAGTAAGAAAAATAAAAAATCTATATTCTAAAAAGGATACTGCAACGTTGAAAAAGAAACGAAAATTACAGGTAAAATCTATGGATTTAAGAACTAGAAAATTAGCAGATGAAATCATAAGACAGAATCTAGCAGGAGAAACACAGAATGTTAGAAAAGCTGCTGAGGTTAGTGGAGTAAATTACAGAACTGCCATATTAAAGACACATATGAAAACATTTATTGAATATTTAGATGATAATCTTGTAAGTGATTCAACTATTGCTAAAATATTAGGAGATAAGATAAGAGAGCATTATGCGTTACCTGCTGGAGAAGATAAAGAATTACCTAAATATCTTGATATGGCTTTTAAAGTTAAGGGTTTATATAATAATAAACTATCCATAGATGTTACACGAGAACCTGAAGCAATAACAATGATGAAAAGAATTATTGATGGAGAAGAAGTTTATGATGATGGGGAGGTGCAAGATGACAGCTAAAGAGATAGAGAATTTGTACAACACAAATAGAGAAGAATTTGATAAGTATAGGAATAAAATATGTAATTTTAGTAGAATATTTAGATGTCCTGATGAAAAAGGAAATCTTATTCCATTAAAATTAACAGAAGGACAGAAGGATATATTCTTTTCTATTGTTACATGTTGGAAAAATAGAATGATATTTATAACTCCTACTAGATATGGTAAGAGTTTTCTAGTTGCAGCTGCTACGGTAGTGAGAATATCACTTAATCCAAATGAAAAGTGGGTAATAGTTGCTCCTAGTGAACCAAAGGCTGCAATTATAATGAAATATATACAACAGATGCTTTACAGAATACCAGATGATTTAGATAAAACAGATGTAAATCCTTTTAGAGATATGCTACCTAAAACATTTGTGGATTCTACCGAGAAAGCATTACATGAAAAGAGTCGTAAAAGAATTACATTGACTAATGGGTCTAGCATTAGTATATTATCTGCAGATGCTGATTCTAAAGGAGATGCTGGACAGAAATTAATGGGTCATGGTGTTGGAAAAGGACTAATAATAGATGAATCATGTGAATTAGATGATGTTATTTATTCTAAAGCATTTCGTATGCTTGGAGATAACCCAAATAGTGTTTTAATTGAACTTGGAAATCCTTGGAAACGTAATCATTTTTATAGGTCATTTAATAATCCAGATTATTATGCTATTAAAATAGATTATAAACAGGCATTAAAAGAGGGGCGTTATACGGAAAAATTTGTAGATGAGAGTAGATATAATGCTGACTTTAGTGTTTTATATGAAGCTAATTTCCCAGAAGCTGATGCAATAGATGGAAGTGGATATATTACACTATTTACTGAAGAATTTATTAAACAACACATTATTACAGAAGAACCTCCATTAATGGGGAGATTGAAACTTGGAATAGATGTTTCTTATAAAGGAAAGGATAGTAATGTCTGGGTCTTACGTAGTGATAACTTTGCACAGATAGTTCATAGGAATCACGACGAGAATCCATTGAATGTTATTAATATAACATCTGCTTTAATGGAAGAATATGGAATAGCAGAACAAGATGTTTATATGGATGCTACAGCAGGTGGTAATATAATATATCAGAGATTCGTAGAACTTGGTTACCACATAAACGCTATAAGTTTTGGAGATAAACCACTTGACCCAAAATATGCTAATGTAAAAGCAGAGGGATTCTTTATGCTTTATGAGTGGTTAAATAAAGGTGGGCAACTATTAGAGGATAGTGGTTGGACACAAGTAAAAGATATTAAATATAAGAGTAATAATGGTAGATTATCTATTATTACTAAGGAAGAATTAAGAAAATCTGGAATAACATCTCCAGATATTGCAGATGCTTTGATGTTGACCTGTGTAGGTGGTATAAATTCCTACAGTATGCAATATAATAGTAAACTGTTAAATTTAAAGGCAGTTTCTCAACCTAAATATATATAACAATATGTTAGAAGAAAAAATAATAGAAAGATTACATAGTGCTTTACATGATTTTGAACAACCTGTAAATATTACAGATGGGTATATTTTTAACCAATCTACTACATTAAATCAAATAGCATTATATAGTTTTAGCAAATTTCAGAGTGGGGACACTGATTCACAGGGGAATCATAAGTATTTCTTTAATATTATTAATCCTATTTGTCGTAATTCTACTAAACAAATAGATATAGATACAAAAGATATTAGAGTAACTGATGTAGTAGGAGATAGTAGATTAAATGCAATGATATATGATGCTTATCTTAAAGATTGGATGCGTCATAATGGAACTGGATTATTACTTAATAGGCTATCTGAAGGATTACCTAGATGGGGTTCTGTAATATGGAAATGGGAAAATGATGAAATAAGACAAGTAAAAATAGATAATCTTATTTTTGACCCAGCCGTAAACAATATAGAGAATAAGTTTGATATTAGAAGCTCTTATATTGTTGAAAAACATTATATGCAGACATTCGAATTAGAAAAGATGAAAGATTCTGGATGGGATGCAGAAAAAATAGAGGAAACATTAGATGATTTAAGAAAGCAAAGAGCAAATGGTAAGGCTGGTGGAGAAATATTGGTTTATGAGGTTCATATGGAACTTCCTAATGAATATTTTGAAGATGGTGCTAAAGGATATTCATATTATAGATGTTTCATTGTAGGAAATGATATAGATAGAAAAATATCTGTAGAAAAAGAACAAATACTATTCTATAATAAGGAAAAGAAAATGCCTTATAAGAAAATAGATTATGTTACTATAGATGGTAGAGCATTAGGATTAGGAGAGGCAGAGTCTCAGTTTGATACTCAGATTCGTATGAACGTTATGAAAAACGAGAAGGCTAGTTCTATGTTATTGGGTGCTAAAACAATTTTTACAACAAGTGATGATACCGTTGAAAGAAATATTATACAACAAACTCTTAATGGAGATATAATGAAAGTTAAGAGTGGATTGGTTCCCGTTGTAACAGATACCAGAAACTTAAGTGCTTATGCACAAGAAGAAAATTCTTGGATGGGACAATCAAGAACAATATCAAATTCTTTTGAATCTATTACAGGAGAACAAATGGCTACTAATACCCCTTGGAAGTCTTATAATAAAATGAATGAAGAGGGTGGAAAATTCTTTGCTGGAGTTAAAGAAAATATGGGATTATTTATAAGAGAATGTTTCAAAGAATGGTTATTACCTAAATTTGAAAAATATATAAAGTCTAATATTGGGGAATTATTTGAAATAATAAATCCAGATTTAATTACTCTTATACAAAATAAACTTACAGAAGATGAAGTGCAAAAATATATTACTACAAGTGTAATAGACACTGGATTTTTTCCATCAATGCAAGAATTAGAAGCATTTAAGGCTACTATTAAACAAAAAAATGGAAGGTCATTAAGGGTTAAAATATCAGAAGAATTATTAGACTTTGATAAAGATTTAGATATAGATATTACAGGAGAGTCTAAAAAAGACAATCTTGATAATAAGATGCAATTAGTTCAGATGATTAGTCAAAATCCACAAGCATTACAAGACCCATCAGTTAAAAGATTGGTTGATAGTGCGTTAGAGGATATGGGATTATCATATAATGTATTTAATCCTTATGCAGTAGCTGAAGTTCAACCAAATGGTGGACAAATGCCTACACAAAATGTTGACCTTACTAAATTAAATCAATAATATGGAAGATTTAACAAGAAATGCTTTAAAACAATTAGCTACTTCTAGTTATTATAAAGTTGCTTATGAGGAATATATTGTTCCAGAGATGAGAAAATTAGTAATATTAGACAAAACATTAGATTTATCTATTCCTGATTATGATTTTAAAATAGATATATTAGCTAGACAAAAAGCATTTGATGTATTAGAGGAAATATTTGACAATATTAATAGATTAGATGTTCCTGATATTCATACAAATGAAGTAGATAGTATGATATAACTTATTATCCATAGACTTAAAATGTTTATGGATAAACCGATTCCGAAAGGAATATTATAGGACTAAACCTATTCAAAAATGAATAACTAGTAATCCAATAAAATGGAAGACGAAATAATAGAAACTCAGGATGCTGACACTGAGGTTGACAAAACAACTGAAAATGAAGAAGAAGTAATAGTTGATGAGGACGTTGAATCCTTAAAGACTAAGGTCGCAGAGATGGAGAAGACTATTAAAACATTATCCATCCAAAAACATAAGGCACAAGAAAAGAATGCCAAAGTGGTTGCAAAACCAGTCTTAAATGAAGACGAAATACTTTCTATTAAGGAAAGATTAGATACGAGGGACTTTAGAGATGCCCACCCAGATTTAGATGCTGAGGATGTATCAGAAATAACTAAAATCGCTAAGGCTAATAATATTAAGCCAGATGAAGCGTTATCCTTAAATATAGTTAAAGGATATTTACAGAATAAGGCAGAACTTAAAAGAAATGAGGCTGCCACAATAGATACGAATCGTTCTCCAAAAGGAGAAGATAATAAACCACTCTTTTATGATGGTCAATCCGAAGAGGAGTTCAGAAAAGCGTGGGATAAATATATGTCATCATTAAAATAGACATATCCTAAATAATATAATATAATTAAATGGCTTTCCCTACAACAACTTTTACGGGGGTAAATCTTGCAAATTTAATACATACAGTATTCCCTTCAAGAGTTAATAATTTTTACAGACAAGCACAAGTTGTTACTCCAGTTTTTACTAATCTATCATCTGAATTATCAGAAGGTGGAAAAGTATTATCTTGGCCAGTATTAACAGAAATGTCTGCTAATGCAAAATCAAATGCAACAGCTGTTACATTAAACTCTGCTACATATTCAAAGGTAGATTTAACAGTTGACACTTGGTCAGAAGTTTCTTTTGCTATAGAAGATAAAGAAGCTGTTCAAGTAATGAGAAGTTATGAATTACAAAATAAACTTAGCATGAATGCTGGTTATACTATTGCTAATGTTTTAGAAGATGCTATTATAGCATTATTCGCTACATTTATGCTGCTAATGTTCCACAAGAAAACAGAATGTTCTTCTTTGACCCAACAGTATTCTGGGCACAAATTTATAACTTAGATAGATTTGTTTCAAGAGACTTCAAGAATACACTTCCAGTAGAAACAGGTTTCCAAGGAAATCTTTACGGTATTCCAGTTAAATTATCAACTAGAATTCCTTATGTTTCTTCTACAACTGGTAGAGTAAACTTCTTAGGACAAAGAGATGCTATTGTTTACGCTACACATAATTTAGGTGGAAACGGAACATTTAGAATACAAGCTAATTACATTCCTGATTATTTATCTACACTTGTTACTGCTGATATGGTTTATGGTGTTGCTAAAAATAGAGATGCAGCTGGAGTTGTAATCTATACAAAAGCCTAATCTACTTAGACAGATTATTTGCCCTTAGTATCCTTTCTTCTGAGGGCAAAGAAAGGAAATATATAGAGAGATATTAATTAATAAAAATATATGGTTATATTGGGTAATAATTTACAAAAGAAAAAGATATTAATGGATTTAGAAGGAAATGTATATGATAGTTTAGATAAATTTAAAAAACACGAACCAAAATCAAATGGACAAGAATATATTAGTGTTGTCAAAGAAAAAGAACCCCCAACAAAGAAGGCTTCAGAAGTTCAGCTCGAAGGAATGGTTGGACGAACAGATGATAATAAAGTTGGAACAGGAGGAGATGTTAAAAAGACAGACAATGAACAGATACGAATAGTAATATTAGATAGTGATTTATCTAATAGAGATAAAGTTTTTATGACAATGTTATTAAAAGATAAAACAAAAGAAGATGCTATAGGTTTAATCCTTACAGCACCATTAAAAGATACACAAAAAGTTAATTTAATGAAATCATTAAAATAATATGAAAGTATATAATGTTTGGTCGAGATATGGAGGATGTGGATATGTTAGACAATTTATAGCGGGTAAGATTAATGGATATGATGGAGATTATATAGAGCTAGGTAGAAAAAGAACGGATGAAGAACGTGGTAGAGGTGCATTAAGTGCAGATATAGTTGTATTTCATAGACCAGATGACCCACAAAAACATATTGCGGCACAAATGTTAAAAGATATAGGTAAAAAAATTGTATTTGATAATGATGACACTATACTAATAGATGAAAAAGATAATATTAGTAAGTTTATGCAGTATCAAGATAATTTAATGGGTAAGATGGGAATATATGATTTAGTTACCTGTTCTACCGAATATTTAAAAAAAGAATATGAACAATACAATGATAATGTGGTGGTACTTCCAAATTGTATTATGCCTGATGATTATCCTGATAGCATACAAAAAAATACCTCCAACAAAATAAGAATAGGTTTAGTGGGTTCTGTATTGTATAAAGATGATAGAGAAGTATTACAACCCATAATTGAAAAATTGTCAAAAGATGATAGAGTAAAAATAGTTATATTTGGGATGAGCCCCAATAAACTTTCTC